TGTCGTTGAGGACGGGCCGGTCGAGCCGTCAATCGAGGAACGCCTGCAGATGCAGGAGGACGCACTCGTTGAGCTTGCTGATCTAATCGCGGAGGTGATGGCGTAATGGTAGCAATCTATGTAAGACGAATCAGGGCGGGCCTGATGACCATCGAGGACGTGCCGGAGCGGTGGCGGGAAAAGGTCAGACAGGCGCTGGAGGACAACTAAATGGAGACTATCATTGCATCCTTAATTTCCGGCATCGTGGCGATTGCCGTCTGCGTCATCAATTCACGGGCGCAGATGCGTGACCTTGCGCATAAGCTGGAGCTGTCACAGGCCGTGACCGATACCAAGCTGGAGGAGCTGACACGGGAAGTCCGCACGCATAATAACTACGGGGAGCGGCTCATTTCGCTGGAGGAACGCGTAAAAAACTTAGAAAGGGGAGACGATGGACGATGAGTAATAAGACCTATGACACCCTTAAGATGATTGCCCTGATTTTAACGCCGGTGCTGGCCTTCCTCGCATCCGTGGCGAACATCTGGAATATTCCCTACTCCGAACAGATCGTTGCCACCCTGACCGGCATTGATACGCTTGTCGGCGCTATCGTGGTTGCACTCAAGACCGCGTACGATAAGAAGGGCGGTGACACTGATGTCACTGAAGATTAACAAAAACTTCATTCACGTGAACCACACCCTGCTGAAGCGCAACAAGTCCGACATCAAATATATCGTCATCCATTACGTGGGCGCGCTGGGTGACGCAAAAGCGAATTGCGAGTACTACGGCTCGACCTATGTCGGAGCGAGCGCGGACTTCTTCGTGGGCCATTCCGGCGATATCTGGCAAGCGAATGACTACTATAATTATTATAGTTGGCATTGCGGCGGCGGTCTTCAGGGCACGGGCGGGCACAAATTCTTCGGCATCTGCACCAACCAGAACAGCATCGGAATTGAACTGTGCGTCAGGAAGCGCTCCACGAAGACCATGAACGCCACAGACCGCGACTGGTACTTCGAGGACGCCACGGTCGCATCTGCCGCCCTGCTTGTCCGCCAGCTGATGCAGGAGCTGGACATCGATATTCACCATGTCATCCGGCACTATGATGTGAACGGCAAGATTTGCCCGAACCCGTTCGTGTATGATACTGGCAAAATCACATGGGCAGGGTTCAAGCAGCTTGTCACCGGAACCGTTCCAATCGAGAACCCAGCGCCGCACGGGATACCGGCGAACAAAGCCGACTTCATTACTAAGGTCGCTAAGATTGCCACGGAGCTGTGGCCCGACCTGCAGATACTGCCGTCAGTGGTGATCGCACAGTGCTGTCTGGAAACCGGGTATGGGCTCGGTTCGGACGCGGTGGAGCTTGTGGAGCGGAATAACTTACTCGGTATGAAGTCCGACCTGATCAATTCCACGTGGAGCACGTTTTCAACCTGGAACGGTGAGAGCTTCGTGAAGGTCACGCCGGAAGTGGTAAACGGGAAGACCGTCTACATCAACGACAGCTTCCGCGTGTACCCGGACTACAGAACCTGCATCGAAGACTATGAGCAATTCTTAAGAAACGTTAAAAACGGTTCCGGGTACAAATATCGCGTTATTGTCGGCATGACAGACCCGGAACAGGTCATTACCGCCATCAGCAATGGCGGGTATGCAACGGATCCGAGTTACATCACCAAGGTCATGAAGCTGATCCGGGAGAACGACCTGACCAAGTATGACCCGCAACCGACCAAGGAGAAGGAAATGACGATACCCGAAAAAGCCGTACGGTGGGCGCTGAAGACCGCTGCCGATGATACCCACGGCTACAACAACACGAAGGGCCACCGCACCGGCAACCCGGATTACGCGTGTTCCAGCTTCGTTGCGGCAGCATACCGGGCGGCGGGCCTGACCTCCATTCCGGCAGATGCGTACACGGCTACCATGCGGAAGCAGTTCTTGGCGGCCGGGTTCGAGGATGTGACCTCATCCGTCAACCTGCGGACTGGCAAAGGCATGATTCCGGGCGATGTGGTACTCAACCCGGGCAAACACGTGGAGATGGTGGCGAACAGCAAATTGCAGCTGGTTGGTGCACGCGGTGAGGCCACAGGCGGCGCGGCCAACGGGAAGGCGGGAGACCAGAGCGGTGAAATTGCCGTGACAAACTGGTTTGACTTTTGGTGGAGATTCTGCCTGAGGTATCCGACGAAGACCGAGCCGGTCAAGGTGAACTACATCGTGCAGGCCGGCCTCTACAAGGTCAAGGCCAACGCGGACAAGGCGTTGCAACGCGTTAGAAGTGTTGTCCCGGATGCGTTCATTAAGAATGTTGGCACTCAGTACCGGGTTCAGGCGGGTGCGTATTCGGTTCGGACGAACGCCGAAAAGAGGGTTGCCCAGCTGAAGGCGGCGGGCATCAGTGCGATCATAAAAACAGAGTAAAAAGTAAGGGAGGCAGGTCAGCCCTGTCTCCCTCTTTTTTACGCCCTGCTCACCAGCTCCTCAATGACTGCGCTTTTGCTGACACCATGTGCCGCTGCCAGCCGGGCGATCTTTTCGATGGTTCCCGCGGAGAGGGAGAATATCGCCTGTTTTTTCTCACCTGCCTCGTCGACCTCGCCGAAGATCTCCTCGTACTCGTCGGCGTCCAGGTATTTCTCGGCCCACTCCTGAGCCTCCTCAAGGGTCAGCGGCATGATCCGCTCGCCGCCGGACCAGTTGTTCTGGCCGACGGGCCGAGCGTATTTGGAAGCCGGGCCGCCCTCACCGTACAGGAAAAACTCGCCGGTGCTCTTGCGGTACAGGGTTTCCTCCCAGTACGCGAAATCTCTGACGCTGCCGCTGTAACTGGCGCTGGCCAGCTCCTTGGCGGTGTCGGTGTCGTATCGTTTCCCATTGATGATCTTTTTCATTGACTGGATCCTCCTTTTCGTGCTATGGTTATAAGGTCAGGAGCACAGCTCCTGTGGATTGAAATTCAAAGAAATACATTAATCAGATGCGGGGCCCTTCGGGGCCCCTATTCTGTTTTATCCGAGGAGCTTCTCGATCTCGGCGAGCCGGGCGAGGAGCTTTTCCTTCTCCTCGATCAGGGCGGCCCGGTCGATGCCTGCGTCCTCGACCTCCGCGATGGTGACGTCGTACTCGGTCTCGAGCGCCAGGGCCGCGCGGCTGACGTTGCGGACCTTGATCACGGTGCCTTCCTTGACTACCGTGCACCAATGCCGCTGGCTGCCGCCGCTGTAGATCTCGCCGGACTCGAGGACCGCGTCGTCTCCGATCTTGGCTCCGCTGTCGCGCCCTGTGGCTCTGGCGATCGTTTTGCCGAAGAGGACGACACTGTCCTGATCGGCGACGGCCCGCTTGTTAAAGGTGACGCGGACGGTGATCTTCTCGGTCTCATCCGGCAGATCGGTCTCGCCGAAGACTTCCATCATGATCGCTCTGACGGTCTCGATCTCGCTCTCCGGAACCGTCCAGCATTTCTCGGCTGCGTTCCACCGGCGGCCGCCGATGTTCTTTATCTTGGTGACGAAAGTGGTGTTGTACGGGGTGAAGATCTTTGCGGTTCCGTTCTCGACCTTGATCTGCAGCATATCTATATCTCCTCTCGTGTGGTGTGTGGTGCTTTCGTGTTCTTTATGATGTTATTATAGCGAACAAATATATAAATGTCAATACCTTATTACAACATTTCTATATAAGTTTTTCATAAAAACAGAGTAGACAGGCCGAATATGTCACGCCATATGACACGACCGCCCGCGATGTCCAGTAAATAAGGCATCCGAACGGGTTCGACTCCCGTCTACTCCATTTCAAGGGGATTCTCAGTAAATCTGGGAGTCCCCGTTTTTTATCGTATTTATGCGGGATTCCGTATTACCACTTTTGGTTAATAAATTACCATGAATGGTAGAAAAATACCATAAATGGTAATCTATATGACACGAAATATGTCACGGAATGGCCCGATTCATTTTGTCCATCTGACGCAATAATTCCTCCTGCATGGCGTTCTGATAGACCGACTTCAAAACGGGACTGCCCGGTTTCCAGCCGCCCATTTTTGCGACGAAGATGTCGGCGATTCCGAGCGTGGCGGCTCTGGTTGCGTAGCAGTGCCGGAGCAAGTGGAAGTTGAACGGCGGTATTCCTGCCTTCGCTATAGCCCGTCTAAAACGCGCAAGAAGGGCATTTGGTGTGCAGGTGATATAATTACCGTCCACAGCCTTCAGAACGCCCAGAACGGGCTCTGAGAGCTTAAGGACGCGGTATGAGTCGGCGGTCTTTGGTGTCTGTTTTACGACCCAGATGTTATTTTCGTCCGCCACGATGTCCTTGCTGATGGTCAGCAGGTCACCATTCAGGTCATCGGATGTCAGGGCGCATATTTCGCCGCGCCTGAGTCCGTAGTAGTATGCCAGCATAAGCGCAATCCACAGTTCCGTGCCCTCGACGGACTTGATGAGCTTCTGCACGTCGGCGTCCGTCGGCAGGTTGTACTGCAATTTCTGCTTGACCGGCAGAGACACGGAGAAGGTCTTTCCGGGGCAGAACATCTTGCACGCGGACAACAACAGCACGTAGATATTACGGACGGTTTTTGGGGCACGTGTGGCGCTCAGGGACGAAATCCAGAGCTGAACGCGTTCGGAGGTCAGGTCACGGATATCCTCGGCGGCGATATCATCGAAGGCCGTTCGCTGGGCCGTACGATAACCACGAATGGACGCGGGAGAGAGCACGGCAGTCTTGGCGGTGATGTAGCGTTCCACGGCATCGCTGACGGTCATGGACTGGCCCCGGGCCTTGCGCTCGAGGGCCCACGCGGCAGCTGCAGCTTCGGCTTCGCGTTTGGTGGGAGCCGTGAAGGATTCGTATACAGGGCGCTTCTTGCCGTCACGCATGACGTAGTGCGAAAAGACCCGGCAGCGGTATGAGCCGGACGGGAGCTTGCGGGCGGTTGCCATGGGGTCACCTCCTTCCTGATCCGGATGCCATGCAGAGCATCCGTGCATAGTCAACAAGTTTTTCCGGGGCGATTTCATAGGCATCAA